AACAACTTCATCAACAGCCAATTTCAATGCTGTTCGAGTAGCACCTGCTGCAACTGTTGAACCTGCAAGAGCATCGGTTCCAGGAGCAGAAGAACAGAAATAAGCTGTACCACTAGAAGTTGCGGTAGTAATTAAATCAGCTTGAAGCTCAGCTTCAGTGATCTCGTTAGCACCAACAAGGGCTTCCTCAACAATATGTGATAACAATTCTGAATCAGAATCGAAATCCATTGATTCTTGAGTGTACTCAGTGAAAAAACCACGTTTAAGTAGTTCACCTTCAACTTGGGTACGTGTGAAACCAACTCGGTTAACCCTACCACCATTCTCACGGAGAGTTGGGATTTTACTCTGAATAGCACCAGTATCTTTAGATGAACCATAAAGATTCTGATCATTCTGTGCAACCTCTACTGCACCGGATGTTGCTATAGCAGCAGCCTCATTAGCTTTGTCTGCAGCTAGTAATGTACCAGCAGCATTCCAAGCAGACCATTCACCTGCTGTAAGAGCAGCACCAGCAACATCGAGTCCTTGAGCACCCGTATTTAATACATCAATCATTGGAACATAAACATCCTGCTTAATCTTCTTACCCATATGCTTAGGCATCGCACGTACATCAGCCAAAGGCATGAAATACTGATGATCCCGAACAGCAATAAGAGCTTTTTTAAAATAATAGTCAGTAATCGCTTGTGGACCTATAGCTGATGCAGTTCCACTAGCAGTACTACTAGGACTATTATATAAAGTTTCGTTAGCCATTATATTGTCCTATTTTAAATAGTGATAAATTACCGGACAGCATACTTCTTCATAAAATCTTCATCTGACAGACCTAGAAAATCATCCTCAGTTTTGGATTTTTGTGTTGTAGCCTGCTTGACCGGAGCTACTGCCTTTCGTTTTTTATTACGATCAGCTTCAGCTTTTTCGTCAGTTTTACTTGATACTTCGGACGGTTCTACCTTCTTATCACCCTGTTGCTGAAGAAGACCATTTTTATGCATGTACTCAGCAATTTGTCGATACGCTTCTACATCAGGAATACCAGCTAGTTTGCCTAACGTTTTTTCCTGTTGCATCATTGCATTAACTTTATCAAACACACCGTTACTCATATGAGTATTAACAATACTAATGATTTCCGGATTTTCTGAGATAGTTGTTTTACTTTGAGTATCCCATTCCTTAGTCATAACGTTAATAGTTCTATTAAAAGTATCAGTATCTTTGATTTCATCAAGTACTTGATCCAAATCGTATTCTTTATCAGTAACTGTGTAATTAGTTGGCTGATAATCAGTAGGTGCATCCTTGTCAATATCTAAAGGGTCTACATCACTTTCTTTAACAAGCTTGGCGATAGCTTTAGGGTCCTTTTTGGATAAATCAATTAGATTATGCAATTTTGCTTCATCAAGAAGTTCATTTTTTTCTAACATCTTAATTAACTTCAGATTAGGCTTTAACTGCGACATCTTCTTTTGATAATTAGCACCCATCTGCATTAGACGGATGACATCCTCAGGATCTTTAACCTGCATATCAACGCCATTGGCCTTGAAAGGTTTAGACACTTTTTTATAAGCACTTTCGTAATCGAACTCTGTAGTTTCCGGAGTATCCTCCTTTGTTTCAGTTGAGTCGTCCTTACTAGTATCAAGAGATTCTGTCGTATCACTATCAGAGAAAGGTTCATGCGCCGTCTGGGTATCCCCTTCAGGTTGGCTTACTTCTTCCTTAACAGTTTCGTCTTCAGTTTGCTCCTGTGCTTCACTTACCTCCTCTTCGGAGGTAGCAACCTTATCCTCATCAGTTTGATCTGATGATTCAATTTCTTGTTCAGCTGGCTTTTCTTCTTCAGCTAAAAGCTCGGCAGGATCTTTTTCTAAGAATGCTGCATCAGATAAGCCTAAAGAAGTTTGAGTCATGCTTTAATCTCCTCAGCTAAAATTTCATCACGAGTTTCTTCATGTTCATTTAAAGCTTGATCCATTTCAGCACCACGCCTCATAACTGATTCAATATAATTAGCTAAAGCTCCAATACCATATTGCATATTATCGATTAATTTCATTTGATCAGCATTAAGATTAGAACTTTTAGCCATAACTAATCTAGCCGCTTCTTCTTTAAAATACCCTGTATCAATAACATCCTTCCATGATTCACTGGCCGTTAATTTAACACAATTATCTCTTAATTTTCTTAACTTTTCAGCCATTTCAATTTGGATTTCAACTTGTTCTAAATCAGTCATACTCCTCCTTACGTTTTAGTTAGTGAATCAAATGCAGATTTATCAAGATTAGACATTCTGTCATGCTCTTTGCTCTCCATATTTTGAGCATGTTTTCTATCATCAGTTTGTGCTTGTCTTGCATCAGCAACTCCAGATTCTTTTTCAACAAAATCAAGATCACTAAGATCAGAGCCACTATGCATTTGTCGTGCTTTAGCTTGTTCTGTTGCAGTTTTAGCAGTTTTAAGCTGAACATCAACCGCATTTTCTTGTCCTTTAGCAGTTTCATTCTGAACTTGAGCTTGTAGTAAAGCAATTTCAAGCTGAGCTTTTTGCTGTGCTAATGGATCTGGTTGAGGTTGATATTCTGAAATACGTTTAGATAAATCAGGCATTTTACGTAATTTAGCAATATCTGCTAAGATCATTTGGCTCATTTCAGGTGGCATTGTATTGCCCATGGTTTGTAACATAAAGGCTAGTTCACTACCTTTTTGTTCATCAGCTTCAGCAGTAGAAATGTTAAGTTTAATATCGTATTTACCACCTAAATCATTACGATTAATAGCTACAAATTCTTCGTTGGTAATACGAATAATTTCTTCATCTTCTAAAAATTCTGAATTCATAGAAATAACTTTACGACCAATTTGATTTAATCCATTAGAAAGCCTACGTAAAATACCTAACTCACGTTTAGATGTAGCATCTAATGCTGATCTTATACCAGTAGCAGTTGTTCCTAAAGCTTGTCCTGAAATACCTTGTGTAAATGCTTTAACTCCTGTTAACGCTTCAGCATCGTTATTCTGCATATTTAATACTTCTAATGCGGATCGAGGAATCTCTGGATATACTTCCATATGAAATGCTTGTCTTGGATCAACATTAGCATTAAATTTATAGTCCTCACCTCTCTCAAATTTACGAGCATTAGTTACATCAAGGGCATCTTTTCTAATACCTTGTTGCCCGCTAGCGCTACGGCCAATAATGTCGATAATACCACGAGTAACTGCACCCACGATTTTTTGATTATCTTCGATAAGAGCTGCATCCGGTTCTCCATAAATATTCTTACGTCTAGGTAAATACTGAACTAATACAAAAGGGAGTTTTTTATCTGGATAAGGATTTTCTTCCATTCTAATAAAAGTACTGCCTACCCAGGTAGCTACAAAAGGTTTAACCTCTCCGGTATCATCAATATCCCAGTATCCCCAATATTCTCTAGCAATAACTTTTTTACGTGCTTTGTCTTTAAATGTAAAAGCATCATCATCTGTGTTTACTGCATGATCTGGTTCTGATAATACCGAAGCACTTTCAAAATTAATATCATCTAAATTTGTATAACGCCCATCTTTTTTAAGTTCAGATAAAGAGGTTTCAAAACTATAAATAGCAAAATTAGCTTTTTCTATATCACCTTCACAAGTAGGATCTAATACTAAATTATTATAATCACATACTGTTAATACGGGTTGATTTTTAATAGTAATAGTTTTAGTTTTTACTTTTTCACCAGTTTTAACTTCTTGTTGAATAGGTTGTCCATCCGGCCCTGCAACCACCTGTACTTCCATTATATCTTCATAAACTTTACGCTTACCTTCTTCAAATTCCCAACCAACACGTACAATAGCAGTTCCTTCATCAACAGCTGTACGAATATAGTTATCAATAAAATTTACTTTATCCATACGACAATTCAACTGATAATTTAATAACATACCGTTTTGTACCGCTGCATCCTTATCTTCAAATGTTTGGGGGGATGTATTAAATAAATCGTCTGTGGATAAAAAAGGTTCTGATAATGCAGCATATCTCCACTCTGCTTGTCTACGTGCTAATCTAGGCACTAACTTAGAACGCCCTCTTTTAGCATTAATAGTTTGATCACCATCAAGTACTCTTAACCAGGCATCCACTTCATCAACATGGACTTGATGGGCTACTTGAGCAGATTCATGATCTTGTTTAAGATCTGCAAGACTAGGTGGGTTTTCCCAATCTACTAAAGTAGAAGCATCTGTCTCAGTTGTACTTAAATTAGGATCGTCTTCATGGCTCATGTGTCACTCCCTGCTCTTTCTATATGTTTATCATAATTACTGTATTGCTTTTTAAGGAAATTATCAACCTTATATATTTTAAAGCCATTTATTGTATCATGATAATCTAAATAATTTTCAAACATAGAACTTGTTACTCCTAAAGGTACAGAGCAGTATATATCATCTGCTTGTACTATTTCAGATACAAAATATTTCCATACTTTAGCAAAGCTTAATTTAGCTTCTATGTTTGGAGCAATAAACACTCCTGCTATCATATAACCATTTAAAGGCCTATTAAACCTATAAAATAAAGCAGATTCTCCTTCTTGTATCATACTAGCATGTGTAAATATCATAGAATCTCCACTACAGCAGATGAGAATACATTACCCATACCAGCCCCTAAACTAAGAAACTTACCAGATTCTTCTTGTACAGCTAGTGCTGTTTCTATAGCAGTAGAGGCCCCCATAGTATGCCCAATACGTAATTTATAGTTAATTAATTTAATATCTCCAAACTTATCTTTAATTATTTCTTCTTCAATCCTATTATCTGCAGAAAACGTACTATGCATTTTAACAAAATTAATGTCATTAGTGTTTACCATATTAATAACTTTTTTATAACCTTCTCCAGTTTCCGATATACCTAGTGGACTAGAATGAGATTCTGCTGCGATATGCATATCTTTAATTTCTGCTAATACTGGATGGTTAGTTTTAAGTATTGAGTATAAGGTTTCAAACACTGATATGTTACAACCATGCCCTAATCTGAATTTAACAATAGCTGATTCTTCTTCATGAGCTAGTTTACTTAATCCATTTTCTCCAAATATAGTTAAATACTCTTCTGAAAGCCCATTATCCACAGCAATTACAACTACAGCATCTAATATTCCTAAGGCTAACATATTACGTGCTGTATACCAAGCAGAGTGTCCACTAATACAACTAGTACTATCTGTTGAAATATAATCAAACGCTCCTAATTGATTAGCAATTTGTCCAGCATATACTTGTGTAATCCCCATTACAGGTATTTTATATGCTGGGTATTGTTTTGTACGAGAAATAGTTGTTAAGTAACCCGGCCAACAATTATTGCCAGAAGCTAATATTAATCCTGTTTTACAGGAATCTACACTTATAAGTGATTGTATAAATTCATAAGTTCCTTTATCGGCTCCATGTTTACCTTTTAAAACATAGTTTACTAATTCTGAAGGCATTGTTTTAATGCCTTGAATAACTGGCATCCCTCCACCGTTAGCTACTTGATGAGCATATTGTGGGTAGGGGATATGATCTAATAAAGTAATATCTTCAGAATATACTGAATTAGTATGGGTTACATACATCTTTTAGCGTATTCTTCTACTTCAGATATAGAGCACGTTTGAGTAAATTCAGCCATAACAAATTCTTTTATTGATTGAATAGTTAAATTTCCTTTTTTAATAAAATCCTGTAATTTAGCGTCAGAAATACCAAACATATGACATAACCATACAAAAAATACGATCATGCTTAAGCTATCTAGTATTCCCATATCAATACGCTCATCTAAAGATTTTAGTGGTATGTATTCTTCACCTAATGGAGCATCTAGTTTAATTATCATATTAATGACAGAAAGGAATTCTTCATCAGTAAAATGGAAGTTAAGTGATGTCATAAAGTTCTCTGGTAAATATTCATAATAATAATATATAATAAAGTCGTAATTTATCAAACACAAAAGGAGGTAACATGACTAGAGAACATTTAACAAATGCTGTAGCTAAAGAATTGCAGATTACTCAAGCGGCGGCATATGATATTGTATTAACTGTTCTGGATTCTATTAAACAAGGGCTCATTAATGACGGGAAAGTAACAATTCGAGGATTTGGCTGTTTTAATACAAGAAATAAATCTAAACGAATGGGCCGTAATCCTAAGACAGGTAGAGCTGCAGTTATTACAGCTAGAAGAGTTATTAGCTTTAAAGCATATGATCCATTTAAACAACTAGTAAACGTACCAAACAAAATATGATACATGCCGTTAAGGAGAATCTATAAAATTTATAGGAGGTAATATGGGGGATTTAACAGAAAACTTCAGTAGATCTGAATATGCTTGTAAATGTGGTTGTGGTAAGCATGATATTAAAGACGAATTAGCTATAAAAGTACAACAGGTTAGAGATACCTTAAATAGATCAATAACGATAAATAGCGGGATTAGGTGTAGTAATCATAATAGTACAATTAATGCTACTCCTACATCTAGCCATATAGATGGCTGGGCAGCTGATTTAAAGTATACAGGCTCTGCAGAACGATATACATTGCTATACGCTATTATGCCAATATTTGATAGGGTAGGTATAGCTAAGACTTTTATACACGTAGATGTAGATCCTAATAAGACTGCTGGTGTAATTTGGCTCTATTCTTAAGGAGGTATTATGATTGGAGAACTATCTGGAGATACAGCGGATTTCTTAAATGAAATCCCCTGGTTTGATGGCATTATTTACATACTAATGCTAATGGGCTTATATGTATTCTATAAGTGGGTGAATAGTAAATTTTAATGAATTCGGGAGGCTGCTATAATATACACAATACCTAGTGTAACAAAAATAGCCGCTGCAGCTCCCATAATCCACAGAAATATCTTCATTTTCTATATCTTACTGGAGGTTTCTTTTTCTTTTTTCTTTTATAGTAAATCATTCTTCCTCGGTTGCCATCAAGGTTTTATCAATTACTCTATCTGCTTTA